ATTATCTTACAGAGATTGGTGAAAATGAGGGACACACTTGGTGTAGTTTAGATATTTTAAAAGCTGCAGTTGAAGATTCAGTTCCAGAGTGTATAGATGTATTTGATGGAGTTCTTGAAAATAATTCATTCTTACATCAGTATGAAAACAGGATTGGACTCAAGCTATATTATAATCTGGAGATGAAAATTTTATCTATCATTCAAGAAAGATTAAATAAACCGTCACCAGTGCCTATAGAAAACGATGAAATAGAGGTAGGAATCGCTAAAGCAGAACAGGAGCAAGGATTTACTTATACCGATGAGCAAAAGGCAATTATACGCTCTATACTAACGCAGAGTATAAGCTTCGTTACAGGAAAAGCCGGTACCGGTAAAAGTTCAATTTTACGTGGAATTATTCGTGCGTATTCTCTGGCAAATCATAATATTTCAGCCTGTGCATTATCAGCAATGGCAGCGCAACGTATTACAGAAGCTACAGATTATCCTGCAATGACGATTCATAGAACATTGGGATGTCATGGTCCAAATAAGTTTGATTATAATAAGGACTGCAAGCTTATATCTCCAGTAGTATTAATGGATGAGGCATCTATGGTAAATGTGCAAATCTTCTTAGCATGGCTTGAAGCTATAGATGATAATACAAAAATCATAATCTGTGGAGACTATAAACAGTTACCGCCAATTGGATTTGGAAATATATTCTCTGATCTGATTCATTGTCTACCAAAAGAAAACATCAATGAACTTACAAAAGTTATGCGTCAAGCAGAAAAATCTGGAATTCTTACCGATGCAAATCTCATTCGAGATAATAAAAATCCCATTACAGAAGTTCTTACGTCAAAAAAATTGGTTCATGGTGAATTGCAGGATATGTATTACATGTTCAGAGATACAAGAGACTCACTTCACCAGCTTGCATTAAAAATGTTCTTTTCAGCGGTCGAATCAGATGGTGTTGACAATGTTGGTATTGCAGTACCTCGTAGAGAAGGATGCTTAAACAGTGCTTATGAGTTAAATAAAGATATTGCAGAAGTGCTTCTTAAAGATGAAAAGAAGTCAATTTCATTTGGTGAAAAAGAATTTAAGCTTGGATGTAAAGTTGTCCAGACTGTAAATGATTATGATCGAAATGTCTTTAATGGTGAAATCGGATATATCACATTTATTGGAGAAGACATGAGTGGTAAAAAGCCAGTGACTTATTGCGAAGTTACTTATCAGTCATTTGGACCTAAAGTAGAAAAAGACGTTGGATTAGTTTTTGATGAAGATAACAATATAGTTTATGAGAAACAAGATAAAGTGATCAGATACGAAGGAAGTGAACTTACAGATTTAGATATGGCTTATGCTTTAACAACTCATAAGATGCAAGGATCTTCCAGGAAAACAGTTATCTGCGTAATTGATAATACTCATTATAAGCTATTGGACAACTGTATGTTATATACAATGCTTACAAGAGCAAAGAAAAGATGTTTATTATGTGCTGAACCACAGGCATTCTACAAATGTCTAAATACAAGTAATAATGCAAGAAATACGTGGTTAAGCACAATTAAAAGAAAGGGGAAATAATATGATAGAACTTATTAATGATATTTCTCAGATTATGAAGAAGTATGGTAGAGAATATAAAATCAAAATTGATCCAATAACTGTTAAGGTTTATATCCCTATTTCAGAACTTTTAGGGTTATATCCATTAAAGGGAGAGTATATAAAAATTGTTTATGATGGACTGATTGAAAATTGTTACATCGATCTTAAGCAATTAAATAAAATTAAAAAGTTTATAAAGAAAAATGAATATGAATATATTGGTTTATTTTTTGAAGACATCGAACCTGCAATTGAGGTTATGAAATATTTTAATAAAAATACAAAATCAATTAGTGAACTTCTTCATACATCAATCGACTTACAAGAGGGTGGTGATTAATTAAATGTACATCAAAGATAACACTCTTGTAGATGACGATAATGTTATACATAGAATCGGTGATTGTTGCGTATTCATTATGGATGATAATTATAAAAGCAACATTATAGGATGTATTGCAGATATCGGTTTTTGTAATAACTGCATTTCAGTTGAAGAAGTACATAGCAGTGGACAGTTAACATTACTATTCACTGAACATATAAAAGTAATCGGAAGATTGGAGGACTAATTTATTGGAACAAGTAATTGAAATTTTAAAACTCATTCAGAACACTTCAAGCCTGAATGAAAAGCAGCGTATCCTTAGAGAAAATAAGAATAATGAGCTTCTTAAAAAGTGTTTGGTATTCCTATTGGACGGTAATACCGTTACAGGAATCAGCACAAAAAAGATCGATAAAATGACCATTTCAAAGGCTGCAAATTATGCAACATTTGAACCGAAAAACTTTTCAGAAGTCATTGATTATCTAAAATCTCATAATACTGGTACTGATGTAGATGTTGCTACTATAAGAAAATTTATTTGCAATAATTCTAAATCTGAAGTTGAATGTCAGTTTTATGAAGAAATGGTAACAAAGAAGTTTAGATTAGGTGCAGATGCAAAGCTTGTTAATAAAGCTATTCCAGGACTGATCGAAGTATTTAATGTGCAGCTTGGAACTTCCATCGAAAAAGTCAAGTTAAAAGGTAATGAGCTAATATTTCTCAGTCGCAAATGCAATGGACTTAGATGCGCATACATTGGAACTGAATGCAGAACTAGGCAGAATAAAACAATTCACGGCATTAATCATATTATCAAAGATCTACAGGCAATGGGCTATGGAAATATGTTTTTAGACGGTGAACTTCTTTATAAAAATAAAGAAGGACTATCAGATTCTGAAGCATTTCAAAAAGGTACCGGTATTGCAAATAGTAAATCTGGTGACAAATCTCAATTAAAATTCAAAGTATTTGACATTCTCACTCTGGAAGAGTTCTGGGCAGGAAAATCCAAAGATCCGTATTCCGTTAGATATGAAAAATTAAATAAATTAGAAGAAAATATTAAAGCATTTGGAACAGAAAATATTGAAGTCGTTGAGAGAGTATATCACGGTTACGATCATAGTAAAATTTGGGAATGGCTCCAGTATGCAGAAGATAACGACTGGGAAGGCTGTTGCATTAATCTTGACAAACCTTATGAATGTAAACGAACTAAAAATCTGATTAAAGTGAAACAATTCTATGACGCAACCTTAAGAGTTATTGGTTACGAAGAAGGTTCTGGAAAGAATAAAGGAGCGCTTGGATCGTTAATCGTTAAATATAAAGATGGAAAATCTGGTGTTGGATATGGATATTCAGATCAAATGAGAAAAGATCTCTGGGAAAAACGAGATGAGCTTATTGGCAAACTCATTGATATTAAATATAAGGAAGAAACAAAAGATAAAAATACTGGACTTCCAAGTTTACAGTTTGCAGGATTTATATGTTTCAGAGAAGATTATGATAAGGTATTAGCAGATGATGAAGCTGGACTTATTTAAGAGGTAGTCATATGGAAAAACTAACAGTATATCTCGCTGGTGCATGTAGAGGAATGCATGACGGTGGAAAAGAATGGCGATTAAAAGCTGAGAATATTTTCAAAAATATTTCAGAAGCTAAAGATGTAACTATTAAAGTAATCAATCCAACACGTTATTTTGATCGTGATGGTGGTAATGCAATCACTAATAAACAAGTAAAACAATTCTATTTATCACGTATTCGAAAATGTGATTTAATCCTTGTAAATCTGGAACATACAAACACTTCTATTGGAACAGCTCAAGAACTGCAATTCGCAGTAGACAACCATATTCCCATTATTGGATTTAATGATTATGACAGTTATGAATGGTTGCCAGAAGATTGTGATGTGATTTTCAAAGGTATTAATGAAGCGATTGATTATATCAATGATTTTTATTTAGAGTAAAGGAGTGACAAAATGACTGTACAAGAATGGTTAGGAGAAGAAAATAAGCTGGGACAGGACATTTACGAGAGAAAGTACCAGTTTAATGGAGAAACATTTGATCAGTGGCTTGATAGAGTCTCTGGTGGAAATGAAGAAGTAAAACAGTTGATTAAAGATAAGAAATTTCTCTTTGGTGGAAGAATCCTTGCCAATAGAGGTGTAAATAAAAATATTGATGTCGGTGATGATAGATATGTAAAAACCACACTTAGTAACTGCTATGTTATTACACCTCCAGATGATAATATTGAATCTATTTTTGATTGTGCAAAGAAACTTGCACGTACTTATTCTTATGGTGGTGGATGTGGAATCGATATTAGCAAGTTAGCACCTAGGGGGTCTGTAGTAAGAAACTCTGCAAAAACCACAACAGGCTCAGTTAGCTTTATGGATTTATACTCTTTAATCACTGGATTAATTTGCCAGCAAGGACGTAGAGGGGCATTAATGATTAGCTTATCCTGTGAACATCCAGACCTTGAGGAATTTATTGGAATTAAATCAGATCTTGATAAGGTAACAAAAGCCAACATTTCTGTTCGCATTACAGATAAATTTATGGCTGCAGTAAAAAACAAACAGCCATTTACACTTAGCTTTACTAGAACAGAAACAGGTGAAACTATCACTAAAACAATTGATGCATATGAAATGTTCCATAAATTATGTGAAATGAACTGGGACTATGCAGAACCAGGAATGCTTTTCTGGGACAGAATCGAAAACTGGAATTTACTTAGTTGTGACGATAATTTTCATTATGCCGGAACTAATCCTTGTGCTTGGGTTCTTGGGCGCAAGTAAAACATTCCGTAAAATCGGTGAACCCTAAGTCTTAGGATATGGGAATACCGAGATCCTACTACAACATAGAGGATTGTAACGCATAGATGGTGAGCGTTATGTTAGCAATAATCCATCCACGAGTACGGATCAGTAGGGGATAATCAGAGGAGGTAGTAAATCTGATTATTTATAAAGCAACAAATTTAATTAACAACAAAATATATATTGGACAAACTA